TTATATACGTCAGCATTTACGCCTTCCACAACACCGCTTACTACAACGGTACCCGCTGGAACTGTATCGCTGCTAACCTGCCAATCCAACAGGTTTGTCGATAACTCAGTAAATGCTTTTGCTCTAACGGCTGGATCTGGAACATCTGTCCAAACCTTCCAGCCCTTTGGCGCTCCAACATCTGCGTACAGCGCCGCTACGATTGGTGGTAGCGGGTACTTTGATGGCAGCGGGGATTATTTAACTGTTGCAGACAATGCAGCATTTGAGTTTGGAAGCGGAGATTTCACAATTGAATTGTGGGTTAATACAACATCATCAAGTCAATATGATTCTTTAGTATCAAAAGAGTCAGGAGCTGTTGCCGGTGCGTGGTCACTACAGGTTAATAGTTCATCATCAACTTCTGGAAATGTTGCCTTTTGGTCTTATGACTACAACTCGTTTAGTGCGGAAATGGTAACTACTACCGGTGTGAGTATTCGTGACGGAGGTTGGCATCATGTAGCCCTAGTTAGAAATGGGTCATCTTGGGTAATTTATATTGATGGTGTATCACGAGGAACTCAAACATCTAGTGTTACGTTAGGTAACTCTAGTGCGGATGTTTGGATTGCAAACAATCAATCAACTACTACCAGAGATTTGCCGGGATATATTTCTGGATTGCGTGTAGTAAAAGGCACGGCAGTTTATACCGCTGCATTTACGCCGCCAACTGCGCCTCCGACAGCCATTGCTAACACTTCTTTGCTTTTAAACTTCACCAACGGCGGCGTCATCGACAACGCACTATCCAATAACCTAGAAACAGTTAACGACGCTAAGATCAGCACGGCTCAGTACAAGTGGGGCGCTAGTTCTATGTTTTTTGATGGCAACGGTGACAATTTAAGTGGGCCGTCAACGCCAGCATTAAACTGCGGAACTAGTGACTTTACGATAGAGGGCTGGGTCTACGTTTCAAGCAGAACGCTTAACTACCCAGTAATCTTTGGAAACAATAACGGTAGTTACACCGCTGGTGCTTTGGCACTTACAAATAATAGTGCTGCTAACGTAGCATACAATAATAAGTTTTGCTTAAATGCTTATGACATAAATTCTAGTGGGCCACCTGCGTTGGTTTCATCTTCAACAAACGCATTAAATACTTGGTATCACTTAGCATTGGTTAGGGTTGGAACAACCTTAAAGATGTTTGTAAACGGAAACCAAACTGCTTCTACAACCATTTCTTCTAGCATTGTTTTTAACTGGGGCAAAGGTGGTGTTCTTGTAGGCGGTGGAAACTGGGATACAACAAATTCATATTTCCATGGCTATATAAATGATCTCAGGTTGACCAACGGCTACGCTCGATATCAATATCCATTTACCGCACCAGCGGCTCCGTTCCCGTTGTTCTATCAGGCTGCGGCAACTCCGTCATCTGACCCGTACTTCCAGAACACAACCCTGTTACTTCCGGGTAACGGCACTACTGGCGCAAACAACAATACATTTTTAGACAGCTCTGGAAATGGAAACCATCCAGCTCGAAATGGCAACCCAACGCAAGGCACGTTTACGCCGTTCTCCAAGGTTGATGGTCGGTGGGGTAACTACTTTGATGGTAATGGTGACTATTTATCTTGCGGAAACAATGCTGCTCTAAGTGCGGGTGCAGGAGACTTTACAGTTGAGTTCTGGCTGTCGTTGAATTCAATTGGCGTAAACGACACTTCTCTTTTTGAAGCCCGTTCTAGTAATGGATCAGCAACTGGTTTTCACATAGGCGCTTTAGCACTTACTGGCGGATACTGTATAAATTTCTATACAAATGCCACAGCAAACCTAACGTCATCTTTAATTCCCTATCGCTCGTGGACGCACATTGCCGTTGCTCGTTCTGGTAGTTCGCTAAAGGTTTATGTAAACGGCATATCTGAACTATCAATTACAAATAGTGCTAACTTCTCAGATACCCCGACATTTACAATAGGTCAATCACCCTTATATTCAAGCAACAGTTTGAACGGGGATATGTCAAACTTTAGAATGGTTAAGGGTACAGCAGTCTATACCAGCAACTTTGTTCCTAGCACCACGCCTCTGACTGCCATAACCAATACCCAACTGCTGACCTGTCAGAGCAACCGCTTCATCGACAACAGCACCAACGCCTTTGCAATCACTCGCAACGGTGATGTGTCTGTCCAAACCTTCTCCCCATTTCCGACATTGACGGCCTACGCAAGTGGCACTAATGGCGGCTCTGGGTACTTTGATGTCACGGGTGATACTTTATCAGCAGGAAGTAACGCCGCATTTGCACTTGGAACTGGTGACTTCACAGTAGAGACCTTTGCGTATTATGTTGCCCAATCAAATGTAGATGCTATTGCAGTAGCAAATTGGGACGGGGTTACTTGGGGTTCAAACAAATGGTCACTACATTTAGACCACACTACTGCTAGAGCCAAAGTTACATTCTGGTTTCACAATTACAGTTCAACCGTTCCTCTTTTGACTAGCACGAATACTTTAACAATCGGTCAATGGCATCACGTTGCGGTAAGTAGAAGCGGAAACACATTTAGATTGTTTATAAATGGTGTTTTAGACGTAAGTGCTACTAACTCTACTAGCCTAGACGGAGGAAATAACTCACCGATTTATGTTGGCGGTGGAGGCGGTGGCGCTGGGTCGCAATATTTTAACGGGTATTTGTCCTCTACAAGGCTTGTCAAAGGAACTGCTGTTTACACCGCAACCTTCACCACACCAACTGCTCCATTAACAGCCGTTAGCGGAACATCGCTACTACTCAATTACACCAACGGCGGCATCATTGACAACACCATGTCTAACGACTTGGAGACTGTTGGCGGCGCATCCATAAGCACCACGCAGAGCAAGTTTGGTGGTTCGTCTATGTTTTTTGATGGCAACGACAAAGTAACTTTGCCTTATTCTCAAAACTTTAATCTTGGAACAAACTATACAATTGAAGGTTGGGTGTATCCAACATCAGTTACTGGTTATCAAAGAATTTTTGACATTGTTAATTCTGCTACATCTTCTCCGGCATTTCTTGACATTGCCTTTAATGGAACTGCGCTTGTTTCTGAATTAAGAACAACCAATGGTGGAGCAGTTACAACAATTTCAGGCGGTACGGTTTCTACGGGTGCATGGATACACGTTGCTTTATCTGTTTACTCGGGTTCTGCAAGATTGTTTTTGAACGGAGTACAGGTTGGATCAACTACAACATTTTCGGCTTTACCAGACCAAAACTTTGTTGGTATTGGCGGCATTGGAAATAGCCTAACAATTGATTATTTGACAGGCTACATCGATGACCTCCGCATCACCAAAGGCATCGCCCGCTACGTCCAAAACTTCACACCGCCGACACAGGCGTTCCTAACCCTATAAGGATTTACTATGCCTCTTTTTACTAAAAACGGATCTATCCCATCTCCGCAGACTGACGGCACAGATGGCTGGATATTAGTTGGTGACAAGCCAGCCTGCCCTGATGGTAAGGAAGTAGTCTGGCTTAACTGGGAGTGGCTTGTCCGTGACCCAAAGCCAACAGATAGGGAGGGCTACCAATGGAACTGGAACCATGCTGACAAGGCGTGGATTGAGTATGCGTTGCCAGCCCAAGAGTTAGTGGCCCTAACAACCGAGCAGATTCAGTTTCTATCAACTGAGCAATTGTCCAACTTAACCACAACAGGATTGTAAAATGGCATCAATCGTTGAAGTCAAAAGCCAACTTGACACACACGAGGCTGTCTGTGCTGAACGCTACTTGGGAATCAACGCCAGGCTAAAGCGCATTGAGCTCGGGCTGATTGGTGCGGGAACTGCTCTGATCGGCACGATGGGATGGGCAATCAATCTTCTGATTAACTTAGTGGCAAAGCTGTGAAATTTTTAGGCAGGTTATTGGTCGCAGTTGGCCTGCATCTACAACGCATTGGATACAGGCTCACCCGTGACAAAGCTACCTGAACCAGGCAACCCAGCAGATGTGGCCAGGCAGGCCCTGGGCGGCATCAAAGAGGCCATCAAAGTTGGCCGCGAGATCAAGCAAACCGGGGCCGAGGTCTCCAGCTTTCTCGACGAGGAGGCCAGAGCCCGCATTGCCTGGAAGCGCAAGCAGTTGCAGCTGCAGCGCCGCGGTGACCTGGTATTCATCGATGCCGGCAACGAGTACCGCGAGGTGCGAAAGATCAGAGCAGCCGAGGAGGGTATGTACCAGGATGTTGAGAAAGAGTTTGGCAAAGCTGCGGTCAACGAAGTGAAGGCGCTGATCACACAGATGCGAAAAGAAAACAAGATACTAGACCACGAGTTCCAGCGCCTGCGAACCGAGGAGCGGCTGACCTGGATCATTATCTTTACTCTGTCCGGGATCATTTACGCAACATTCAAACTGATGGGTGCGTGGTGACAACCATTGCTGCAAATTTTTTGACAGGCGAGATGGCCGCAGACTCAATGGTGAGCTCTGACGATAGCTACTATCTGATAAACAAATTGCGCCGGGGCAAGGGTTGTATCTACGGTGGCGCTGGGGACTTTGAGAAACTGCTCAAGTTCTACCAGGTGCTAGACCAGGGCGGGGACTTGGATTCAGATACAGACATCAGCATTCTGATGCTCAACGCACAGGGGCTGTGGGTATACGAGAGCTCTGTCATACCCGTGCCAATCAAAAATCCATTCTTTGCTATTGGAACCGGGGCCGGGTACGCCATGGGGGCCATGCACCTGGGCAAGAGCCCACGCGAGGCCGTAGAGATTGCCTGCCTGTACGACACCAGCTCGCACGGGCCAATCGATGAGATGAAATTGGAGAGAGTGCGTGGCACGAAAAAAAATACCTGATGAAGTAATCATTGCGGCTATGAAAAAGTTTGGCAGCTCCAAGCTTGCCGCTGAACATATTGGTATGTCTGTTCGGGCGCTTTGCCACCGCAAGGCAAAAATTCAAGAACAATATGGCGTTGTGTTGCCAGCCTACTCAGCGAAACAACACACAGTTGCCAACACATACATTCCAGATAATCGCAGAGTGATCCAACACACGGTAGACAATGGCCATGTGTTCATTGCTAGCGATTGTCACTACTGGCCAGGCGAGGAGACGGTAGCTCACAAGGCATTTGTCAAATTGCTAACTGAGTTTAAACCTAAAACGGCCGTGCTCAACGGGGACGTTTTTGATGGGGCTAGAATTAGCCGCCACGCTGCCCTGATGGGTACTAACCCTCCTACTCCAAAACAAGAAATTGAGGCTTGCCAAGACCGATTGGATGAGATTGCAAAGGCATCTAAAAACGCAATTAAATTATGGACCTACGGTAATCATGACCTACGCCTCTTCAATTTTGTGGCCCAGCACTCACCAGAACTATCTGAGTTCAGCGATTTGTTTTCGTACTTCCCTGGGTGGCACACGGGGTGGAGAATAGATATAAACAACTCTGTTGTGATCAAGCATCGGTGGCACAACGGACAACACGCAACCTATAACAACGTCTTAAAAGCTGGCAAAAGTATTGTCACAGGACACCTGCATAAACTAATGGTCACTCCGTGGAGTGATTACAACCCAGGAAGAAGGTATGGGGTGGACACAGGAACCCTTGCGGAGCCTACTGGAGACCAATTTGTCTATTTGGAAGAAAACCCCGTTAACTGGTGTGCGGGGTTCGCGGTGCTCACGTTTGAGAACGGCAAGCTGCTGCCACCAGAACTGTGTGAGGTGATTGATGGTGTTGCCTACTTTAGGGGCCAACGCGTATGAGCCCGTGGCTTATTATTTTTGTTGGCTGTGTTTACGCCTACATAGGATTTGAACAGGGCACCAAGGGCAATCTAGCGATGGCCATTGTGTTTGCCGGGTACGCCTTTAGCAACATTGGTTTATATCTCGCAACGAAAGGATAACGATGCTACCAATAGCAGCTCTGCTCTCAATCGGAGAGAAGGTTTTAGACAAGGTTCTGCCTGACCCAGGCGCGAAGGCAGAGGCCCAGGCCAAGCTCATGGAGATGGCACAGAAGGGCCAGCTTGCGGAGCTTGAATCTCATGTCAAGGAGATGGACTCAGCTCGCAAGCGCGAGATTGAAATTGCCACCAGCGCAGCTGCTCCGATGCTTAACAAAATTGTTACACCAATCCTGGCGCTTGGCACCGTGGGTCTCACGTTCATTTTGTTTGCGGTCATTATTTTTGTGGACGTTGACGCTAACTCCAAGGACATTCTGATCTATGTCCTGGGTGCGCTGACTAGCGCAGTCACAATGGTGCTCGGCTACTACTTTGGATCGAGCGCGGGGTCAAAAGAAAAGAGCCAACAGCTTGATGAGATCTTGGAGAAGAAGAAGTGAACCTGACCGCCAACTTTACTTTATCGGAGATGGTTAAGAGCGAGACCGCTCTGCGCCACAACATTGACAACACACCAGGGGAGATTGAAATTGAAAACCTTAAAAGACTATGTGAAAAGATTCTTCAACCTGTTAGAGAGCATTTCAACACGGGGGTCAAAGTCAACTCCGGTTACCGCAGCCCAGCCGCCAATCAAAAAGTCGGTGGCTCGCCCACGTCGGACCACTGCAAAGGGCAAGCAGCGGATATCGAAATCCCAGGCATCCCGAACGCGGACCTAGCAATCTGGATCATGGACAACCTGGAATACACCCAGCTTATACTTGAGTTCTACACGCCGGGTGTGCCAGATTCTGGGTGGGTCCACGTTTCATATGACCCAGGAAACCTTAAAAAACAAAACCTAACAGCGACCAAGCAGGCAGGCAAAACGGTCTACCTGCCTGGTCTGGTTGCCTAAAAAACAAACCTGGGAGCGCAGGTAACGTCCACCACAATGTCTGTGGTGAATCCGTTGATCTTGCGCTTTCCGTTTATAACGACAGCTCTTAAGCCAGAGCTCTCGCACTCTCTCACGGCGATGATTACCTCATTGCGAGACATCGCCTGCACCTGCTTGTCCATCACAATCTCTTGCGTCTTTGGCGCATCAATTGTGGGGTTGGCTGCGCACCCAGACACCAACAAAACTAAGACTAGATATCTCATGCTGCCTCCCCCTCTAACATGGCACCCAGCGTGGCCAGGCGCTTACTGTAGGCCGCCGTGTGATTGATTCTGTCTGCGGGTGTAATTTTTTTCATCACAGATTCGTTGGCCTCCTTGAGCTGGCGCAGAGCTGTCATCCTCTCCCGAGGTGGGCGCAGCTTTGCCCTGGCTGTCTTGTCTGCCATCACTTCGTAGGCCGCGGCCCAATCAGATAGCGTCGAGTATTCGGCTACAGGTTCATCTTTGCCGGGCACAAATAGGTGGTGGCACGCATCAGGCTTTCCCTCGGGCTCCTGGGCGACCTCCTCTTCCATCTGAGCTGATGCCTGCTCCACCTCGACATGGTGGCGCTGGCCGTCGTCGCCCTCTGCAGCGGGCTCCGGCAGATCAGGTAGGGCAACCATAGGCTCTGGCTTTGGCAAGGCGTCTAGCGGGTTTCTGGTGGCCTTCGCGGGGGTGATGTCTCTCTCTTGCTGGCCTGGGAAATCTTGGGCCTCCTCGACGGTGATCAATCCCTTGAGTACATCTGGGAACGCATCGCGCAGCGCAAACCCACGAGCTCTCATCTGCATCATTCGCTTGGGGTACGCGGTCCACGGCCCTTGCTTGCCCCACAGGCCAGCTCGCTTGGCATCTTCAACCGAGAACTTAACGGTGACCGGCGTGCGGCCCTTGCGCTTTGCCACGCAAATCGCCACCGGGTTTGGGCTGCCCTCGCCGTCGAAGTATTCCTCGATGTCTTCGCAGACGGGGCTGGCTTGCACCAGCGCCATAGCTGCGTCGCCGTAGACTGATGGCTTGCCGTTTATGCACGCGATGTTCTGCAGTGCCTGTAGCGGGGCCAGGCCCAGCTCGCGTCCCCACTGAATTGCTACCAACACATCTTCTGGTTTGCCCTGGTAGGCCTTTGGAACCATCTGTGACTTGGCCAACATATCGGAAAACCTCATGGCCTCATCCAACGTGACGGGCGCAAAACCCTGGTTAGTTTGTGTTTGTAAGTTCACTTGTGTTTCTCCTCGATTAAAAATTGATCCATGGTGTCGAGCACGACTGTGACTAGCGCGTCCACTACGTCCATTGCGCGGTCCCGATTCATAAAGGCGCCAGGTGTTCGGTTGGCGGCATCAAAGCACAGCGCCTGCAACTTCAAAGCTGCCTGCAGACGTGAGTTCATTAGCTTGTGGTCTCCTGGGCTCATTTATTTTTTACCTCCTTAATTGATACGGTGGACTGTCTGATGGTGTATGCATCCTTCGCCGGCACGGTCTTGGCTGGCTGTGCCTTGTAGTTTTTTATTGGCCACTTGATGACATACTGGCCAGCGACACCACCCTCGGCGTTTCCAAGCAGCGACTTGATTGCTTGCTCGCTTGCGGCGACGTCGTCTTCTAGTTTTTTAATTTCATTTTTAGCTGACAATATCGAGGCCGCGATGATAGCTGCGCGCTCATCGAGCTGCAGTGTCTCCTCCGTGACGGGGTACGGTCCGCGACGCTCTGGCCAGCGCTCTCCGTCCACCGGGGGATAGTAATCAATCTCGCCGGTCTCCTTCCACTTATCGAGCTTGTCTTGGAACTCTCTGGATACCCTGGCAATGTAATCGATGGTTTCCTGGTGTGGCTCAAATAAAAATATCCGCAGTGCCGTGCCACGATAGAGTGTGGCCACGCATCCCCACTTCGCGTGGACTATGTCCATCTGCGCCTGCAGCTGGATAGGCCCGCGCCACAGTGGCGGGGTGTCTTCTACGTCCATCGAGGTTAACTTGGCCTCGAGCACTCCGACGCCATCTAATCTGATGCTGTCAGCTCCGACAACATAAATGCCAGAGTCTGGGTCATGGTGGATAACCTGGCCGCCACCATCTCCGGTCCCATCGAGGGAGCAGCACAGCGGCAGCTCCGCGTGGTACCTGGCGCTGGGGTGATCGATTACCAGGTCAGACAGGCGCAGGCGCTCGGCGGCCTGGGACAGAATGAGGGGCTCCATGAGGTTACCCCAGGCCATGGCCTCATTGCCAATGTCTTCGCGCTCGATAAACTGCATCGCGTTGATTGAGCACTCGAGCTCATCATTTGGGGTCCGGTACTTCGATAGTCCCATGACAGCTGTGAGACGAGATGCCGACATCATTGTGTCGGGGGTGACTTTACTTACCATTTTTCTTTCCCTTCAATTTAATTAGTCGATAGCTAGCGTAGCGCTTGCCGTTGCTGTAAACCATGGTGGTGTGAATGTTGTGGCCAATATCGCGCAGCTCTGCGATCCTGGCCGCCAGGCGAAAGCATTGGCACCCGGCCAACGCATCGATGGGCGTAACGTGCACACCGCGTTGCAACTCCTCAAGAATCCACTCATTCTGTCTCATAGGACGAGCTCCTCAAACGAACATTGCGGTCAGGATCACAGCCGCCAGGCACACTGTTGCAATCACCTTGAGCCATGGCGGGTCTTCGTCCTGGGCTGGCTCCACGGGCAGGTTGTCGCGCCAGCTGCGTGCAAAGTTGGTACGCGGGTCAACGAAGTGGTCTTGCTTTACTTTTCTCATTGATTTTTCCTCTGGTTTAGTTATCGAATGGTGCGTGGTTCTGCAGCTGATCGACCATCTTGCCCAGCTCTCTCTTCTGCTGGGCGGTCAGTCGGTTGCAGTGAATGCGGTCGGAACGGTGGACCACCCAGCCAATGGCCAGGGTGAATCCCACAATGCCGACCAGAAACAGAACGCCATACATCAGGCGGCCCGTCTCATTAGGTTGGCCACCTGGCTAGGCGACCATGTGATATTGCCGCGTGGCGTACATACACCGCGAGCTGACAGCGCAGCTGCAATGTCACGCAGCGACTTGGACCCGGTCTTGGCTATGATCTCGCGGACCACTGGACCAACGCGGTTAGCAAACGCATCTGCGCTTGCCTGGACGGCCTCGACGCCTGCAGCTGATGCTTTGGCTGGGTTTGGAGACCCAAGCTTGACCCCGCGGGCCTTGGCCGCTGCCAGGGCCGCCTTGGTGCGGCGAGATATCTCCTCGCGTTCGTGCTGGGCGAAGATAGCGCGCATACCGAAATCAAGGGTGCCAGCGTGTGGCATATCCGCGGCCACAATGTTGATACCGGAGCCGCGCAGCGTAAACAGAAACCCAGCATCACGCGATAGGCGGTCAATCTTAGCAATCAATAACGCGGCCTTGAGTTTCTTGGCCATCGCAATCGCAGCTGCGAGCTGTGGGCGATCATTGTCCTTGCCGGACTCGATCTCGGTAAACGAGTGAACAATTTGTGTAGCGTATGACGACACAGCCGCTTGCTGGGCCTCGAGGCCGAGGCCAGATGCGCCCTGCTTGTCGGTGCTGACGCGGTAGTAGGCAACGTATTTCATTTTCAACTCCTGTATCTCGGTGGTTGGTGATTGCACTGTGCAATACAAAACGAATAGTGCCCAAGTTGTTTTGCAATGTCAAACCCCTTGTAAGCGGGTAATTTATAGGTGGTTTCCCTAATATTGGTTGCCCATGATCGCATTCGGTTATTATTCGGTGCATTCACAGTGCTACCAAAGGAACTAAATGGCAACCCAGAATCGCCCATTGATGGTTAGGCTGCGCCCTGACACGCGTCAGCTGCTCGAGAGGGCAGTTGAGGACCAGCGCCGCAGCCGTTCTAGCCTGGTCGAGCAGGCCCTGCGCGAGATGCTCGAGGCTAGGTACGCGGATGTCGCGTCCAGGCTCGATCAGATGTTGGGCGGTGTGCGATGAATGGCCGTGGCAGAAGAAACAAGGGAGCCACTGGCGAGCGCGAGCTGGCCGGGATACTCTCTGATCAACTGGGGTTCGAGGTCAAGCGCAAGCTTGGCCAGGCCAGGGACGGTGGCCACGACATTCAGATAGGTCGGTTTTGCATCGAGGTCAAGCGCCAGGAGCGCCTGGCCATCGAGGATTGGTGCAAGCAGGTGGAGCTGTCGGTTACCACCAGTTCACCAATCGATTCTGAGGGCGCTGTGGGCTCGCCTGTGCCCGTGGTGATATTCAGGCGCTCTGGGCAGCCCTGGAGGGCGGTGGTGCCCTTGGATTGGTTTTGTAAGGCAGTGAGGGAGGATCTCGGTGGCTAATGAGCTATACAGGCACGTCACACTGAGGGAGGAGGCCGTGTTGGGCACCAGGTGGTGCTCGCACTGTATGCATCGACGACCGATACAGGGGGGAACATGGAAGATGTTGAACGGGGGAAAGAACCGGCGTTGGCAGTGCATGAGCTGCGCGGAGAACCAGAAGTTGAGAGCTGCTCAGACTGCAAGAACGTAAGTTTCAGGGGATGGTTTTTATGGTGTCGATTTTTTGATAAGCCAACGACCGGGAGGGTCAACGGATGTTCCGCATACCACCGAGAGTGACGAGCTGCGCTGCCGGTCTTGCGGCTGTGTGCACCCTGATTCTCGGATGGTCAATCTGTCTTACGGTGGCTCTGTTGGGAATTATTCTGAAAAGTATTTCTTGCACGGCGAGGCTGCGTGGGTACTCAAGAAGTATCGCTCCAAGAGGACCCGCCTGGCTTACCTCTCCTCTGTGGAAGAGAAAAGGGGGCGAGCCGCCCGAGTGGCGCTACGGGAAGAGATGGTGAAAATATGGGAACACAAACAAACACAGCGGAAGTGATCGAGTTCAAGCTGCCCAAGCGGCCCAAGATAGTTGAGAAGGACGCCCCACCGGATCAGCGCAGCCTGGCCGTGGTTCCGCTGAGAGCTATCCGAGACAGGGCCCTGACTGATGGTCAGCTGCGAGCTCTGGCCATTCTGTGCTCATATTGCAACCGAGCCGGGATAACCTGGGTAAGCCAGGGCAGGTTGGCCAAGGATATGCAGGTGAGCCAGCAATCGATATCAAAGCACCTGAAGGCTCTGTCAGCTGCTGGGTACATCGAGGTCACCGCCAAGGGATTCAGGGGCGAGAGAGCCAACACCACGAGGGTGATCTACGACCCAACGGTCACCCAGGTAGACGCCATAGCTATCACCAGCGGCCAGGAAGACACCAGGCCACCAGAATTGAAAAGGGAACAGATGCGGGAAACTGTTCCCCACGAACCAGAGTTCACAGAGGAGCAGATGGCAGCCAACCGAAAGCGGCTAAGAGAGATGCTGGGAGGGTTGGCAACTAGGGATGGATTTCACTACAACAGACCAGAAAGGATTGGGGACATCATGGCCAGGAAACCGAAGGCAAAACAGAGCTCTCATACACAACCCAATGAGGTTGTGAATGACAAGGGCTCCCATACACAACCACATACACAACCTAATACGGTTGTGGAAACACAGAAGAACATAGGTATAGATAGGTTGTTTATGTCTATAGGTTTAGAAATAAATAAAGAATTAAAAAAGACTTTAGAAGATTGTTTAGATTCTAAAGTGATCATTACAACTTTCGATGAGCTCAAGGCGAGATACGCAGCAGAGGGCTTAGACATCCCAAAGAACCCAGAGGCGGTAGTTGAGATGATGATCCTACTGGCAGCTGATGCCTCTCTGACGCGATCTGAGGCACCGCCATGCCCTTGATACAGGGTAGGGTAGGCAAGGGTAGCGGGCACACAGCGCAAGCCCGTCACAGCGCCTCTAATCCAATCTGTTCAATTGCCAAAGGAACGTATGGCTTTTGTACGGCACCGGGGATACGCTGCGTGTCGTGTGTCTGGCGGCCAGGTGCGGTGCGGTGGCCATCCTTTTCGAAAGAGCCAGGCGCTGGCTGGTTGTGGGAAAGTGACCCCTTCCCTCCCCCCCGTCCATACCGTAGCGCGGGGGTCTCTCCGAAATTTTCCTCAACTTTTCCTAGAAGGAGTTTTTGATGGCGTATGAGATGAAACCTGGGCAGGGCTCTGCTTTCCCCAACGAGAAGAAGACCGAAGATTGGCACGCAGACTTTCGCGGCAAGGTGATGCTGCCAGACGGCAAAACCCACTGGCTGGACATTACCAACCGCAAGACCAAGGACGGAAAGACGTACGTTACCGTCAAGATTGGCAACCCAACCCAACAGCAGGGAGATGTCTACTCTGCAGCCCACAAACCCTTCCCGGCCCAAGACCAACACAACAAGGCCAAAGCTAACGGGTTCGTGGACCTCGACGAAGACATCCCGTTCTGATGACCAGGCCCAAGTCGCGCATCTCAGAGCAGGTGCCCAGCCTCAAGAACTGGGGCGGGGTGCGTTCTATCCAGCGTCGCATGGAGCGCTCTGCCACAATTACGGAGAACCGAGAGGCCATTGCGTTTTCTCTGCTGTGCATGGCCAACACCAAGATCACAGACATACTAACGTGGGACGAGGACGGCAATGTCAAGGTTAAGGCGGCAAGTCAAATTCCAGATCACGCCCTCCAGGCAATCAAAAATATCAGGGTCAGGCGCGAGAAGGATGGTTCGCAGACGCTTGATGTTGAACTCTACGACAAGGTTGGCGTGCTCCGTCTACTTGCTAAAGCGTCTGGATTGCTTGATAACCCGGACGATGGATCAGATAAACCGTCGGTGCTAGATGTCAACGTGATTGCGCCGCCAAGCGAACAGGAGCCATAGACATGAGCTTTGATAGCTGGGTTGAGTCCAGGCAAGACGCAAAGCACTGGTCAGAAGACGAGCTGGCTTGCGCAGAGATAGCCTGGAAAGAGTGTCAAAAATACTGGGAGAGTGTGTGCCAGATGCATTTGAACCGCGTGGCCGAGCTCGAGCGCTCCGTGTCCTGGCAAGACCACCACATCTGGAACCTAGAAAACCGTAAGGAGACCAAAACATGAACGACGTGGGCTGGTTTTTGCTGTATTCCGTGGCGTGGGTCACTTTTTGTGTGTGGGTATCGTGGGAGATGGAACAATGAGCCAGGCAAACGACAGGCAAGAGGGCGGCAGCCACTACAAAACCAAGGCGATCCAGCCGTGGGACTACATTGTGGCCAATCCTCT